TCTCGAAATACCCGATGCTTACGAAACTGAACGCTACTCATTGCCTATAAACTCTGTTTGTTTTTTCAATTCTTCTGGAATGTCTTTTGACCAGATAAAGTCCGAATGTGTGTCATCCACCTGTGGGTCAAATTTTTCATCGACCTCTACTAAGTATAGCATGGTTGGAGTGTGTGTTGCACGTTTGTCCTTTACATCAGGAAAGAAATAATTTGAAAACCCAATAAGTTTGAAATCAGGAAAATGTCTTCCAATCTCTCTCATTTGAACTCGATAGGCAAATTCTTCAAGTGTTTCTTTGAACATTAACCTACCACCAGCGGGCCAGTAAGTTCCTTTAAGAGGTTGATTCTCTCTCCTCAACAAGAGATATTCTTCACCACAACGAACAAGAAAGTCTGCACAAAAAATTGGTACTTGAGAAATAATCTTTTGATATTCCTCTTCTGGAATATAAGTCATACCCATTCTGGTCTCCTCTCCGGTATACGTAAATAGTTGTCCTTTACCCAGGGTTTACTGCTGATATACATTTTATATGCAGTAAAAGTATCTATACTATCGTCGTATTTAAATTCATCAGGCATTGCACGAGCAAAGTTTGATGCCATGGAATGACAGGTGATTGCTAGTTCAGTCTGTCTATGAAACATCTTCTTTGCTTCAAACAATGTCTTTGTGCAAGAGTGTATCTTGTTGTATCTCTTATGATACTCACCAGTTAGAGCACATCCATGCTGAATCAACCATGCCGTATTGTATACATTGGTTGCTGCCCACTTTGTTGAGGGATGATTGCGAAATGCACCTTTAGCGGTTGCATAATAGTTGCCATCCTTTTTACGGAGTGGACCCCAGTCGTAATACCACTTTGAATAAATGATGGAGAGCATTTGACAGCACTCTAGTGGCATTTTTACAACATGCTTATCTGGCAATACTTTGGCAGATAATTCGGGTGATTGATCAGTTGCAAAGATGTTCATAAGAACTGCATCAAGTATTCTACACCCCATATCATACATCCCTTAGGAAAAGCGTCAACCTGTTCCTCAAGAATGTCACATGCCTTAAAGATTCGTTCTTTGCCTACCACTTGTGCAGTTGCTTTGGAGATAGACATGAACTCTTCGTAAGCGTCATCATCACCCTGTTTTGCTCCTTTGATGTAAAATTCTCTTGCTTGCCTCATGAGATCTTCAGTCTCGGGAGCAAAGGTGATCGTTTCATCCCTAAGAGGGATTTGCATATTCTTAATGGATGACATACTGAACTTCATTGCCCTCCTTGTTTCCTCAATAGGAAGTTTGTAATCTGCGTCATCTCTATGTGCATATTGGATAATACCATTGGTACATTCCATCACACGGAGAATTGCAATTTTATCAAGTTCTTCTTCAGGAAGGGCAGAATAAAGTTTTTTCCAGTCAGTCATAGTGAGAGTTGAATAATTTTAGATATATCAATTGCAGAGAAGAATGCTTCAAGTCCAACGATATCCCAGGTTTTGATCTTAATGGCAAATGGCATCATTGCTAAATTACCAATCAATCGAATCCAACAACCCCAATAGACTGAAACATACAAAACAAGGAAGTATCCAACAATCATGCAGATACTTCCCATTACACGCATTCGATTTGTCGTCATCAAGCAGTAACTAGTTCTTTAGCGTTTTCAGAAGTGAACCCTGGAGAATCAAGTTCCAGAGAGATGAAGTAAGTAAGGTTATAGTCCTTACATACGAATCGAGTAAGAAGATCTTTCGAGATCACAACTTCATAAGATCCAGGAAGAATCTTAATGTTTTCTACTTTGAAGTTAAAGCAAAACTCATCTTCAGTTTCACCGACGATGATTGAGAAGTCGTGAGAAGTATCATTCTTCTTGTCCCGTGCAACCATCTTGACAACGCCTGCTTCACCAACTACAGATAGGTCTGAGAGTTGAAGAATTGCAGATGCCTTCATGATCTTTGATAGATGATCAGAGTTCATCTCAAAGCAAACGTCCTCAGAAGGGAGTTTGAGTTCACGATCAGGTGGAGCAACGATTACGTTGGGATCAGCGAAGAAATACTTGGAACGAGTTTTTCCTTCACGGACAGTGACGTAAGAATCATTAGCAAAGTCCAGTTCAGGATCTTTGTGAAGATTCAGAGTGTTGAGGAACTGGTTGAGATCGTAGATAGCGAAATCATTTGGGAACTCCTCTGTGATTTCTACTTCAGCAAGAATATTCTTTGCTACGGACATTGTACGTAGACTGTTACCCTGCTTAAAAAGTAGAGAAGGGTTGATGGAAGAAAAGTTCTTGAGAAGGTTGAGAGTATTATCAGATAGTTTCATATTCACTGAGGATAGGTTTCACGTTTTGCATTCTTGTCATTGAAATGCAATAGAAGAACAGCGTAGTGCAAGATCTTCATAATGTCACGACGGGCAGTTCCTTTCTTGTCGTAACGAGAAGCATACTTAAGAATGTTGCTGCGACAAAAAGACTCACCATCACCACATGCTTCAATTAGATCAAGTGTTTGAATCTTGTCATCACCAGCAGAGTAGTGCTGGTTGTATGTGGAACTGATGTAGTCTTGAAGTTCTTTGAGGATTCTATCCTCACTGTATTTGTACCGATTTTGTTCTTGGGTCATTGTCACATCAAAAGTGAGTGCATCTTTTTCAATTTCGGTATAGTCTGGCGACATGCCAGACCCGAAGTTGTAGTCATAAGGATATTCGTCCATGTTCAATTCATCGTATAGGAAAGACCACGAGTTAACCATAATTATATCAGGACAACTCGTTTACGTCAAGGTTGAAGTCAGCGTCAACCTTATCATACAGTTCCATGAAGGCACTCTTGGTGTGATCATCAAAGCGGTTGAGGCACATCTCCAGTGCTTTCTGCTTGTCGTCAAAGATCGCATATGCGCGGATGATGTGAACCAAACGACGGGTGCTGACAATCTCCTCCAGAGTTCCGTCACAGGCAAAGAAGGTCTTACGGATAACGTCTGCCCAATCAACTAGACGCTTACAGAAGTCTTCATTGTCAACACCAAGTTCAGTTGCCATGTTCTGGAGGATCCGCATCTCAATGGCAGCACTAGGATATGCTTGCTCAAAGGTCACAGGGAAACGCTCTAGGAACGCTTCGTTCAGAACATTAGTGCCGATGAAGCGACCATCATCAGAACCCTTACCCTTGGTGTTGGCAGTAGCGACAACATTGAATCCGTTGGCGGGTTCCACAAAGCGACCGATCTTCTTGAGGAAGACACCCTTACCTTCTAGGATGGACTGAAGGCAAAGAATTTTATTAGATGCAAGGTCCACTTCATCCAGAAGCAGGATTGCTCCGCGCTCCAACGCTTCAATAACTGGGCCGTTGTGCCATACTGTTTCGCCATTAACAAGGCGGAACCCACCAATAAGGTCGTCTTCATCGGTTTCGATTGTGATGTTTACACGGATTAGTTCCCGACCCAGTTGGGCACATGCTTGCTCTACAGAGAAAGTTTTACCATTACCAGAAAGACCAGTAATGAATGCGGGATAGAACAATTTGGATTGAATGATCTTCTTGAGATCACGGAATCCACCAAAAGGAACAAAGTTGGAATCTTTCTCTGGGATCAAGTTCTGTTCGACCGCTGGCATTGCGGGAGGAGCGTTGAAAGTCTTCTCGATGGTCTCGACAGTGCCACGAGTAATCTCAAGATTCCAGCGACCACGAGAGGTCTTAAATTCTTCCAAGCGTCGAGTTACGGTCTGATATACAACATCGTTCATGGCACAGTATGCCCGAACATCAGAAGCAGTAATTTCAGGACCGTAAGTTTCTTTCAGAGAGTTGATCAGTTGATCGTTGGTCATTGAAAGCATTGTTTGTTGAATCGCTTGTACATAGTATAAGGGAAGTCTGGGGTCTCGTCAGAGGCCCTTGTGACAGTTGTCCAAGTGGTCATGCGACCAGATGGACAAAATCAGACAAGATTTTTTTATTTAGTTTTTTGTTCTTCAAACTCTTGATGAACGCAGTCTTGATTTGAGTTTTAGTGGCATTTTCTTGAACCACAAACTCATCATCCTGAGACAGAGCGGTGGATGAGAATCCAAAGTACGCATCATATCCACTCGTCTTGATATTGAGTGTCTTAGTCTTCTTCCAGACAGACATGAGTTTTTCAAACTCATCACTAGCATACCCAGTATACTTACGAATGAATCCACCACTGTCACGAGGAGCAAGAACTCGAATACCAATCAAGTTCATCTGTGGGAAGTTGTCTTTCAGGTTACGAAGGAGGACATCCGTAGTGTCACCCAGTCCAACATTCAGATTGTAATTTTTTCCAGTCTTGCGATCACGGAACACAACCCCATCTTGCATCTCTGCACTGCGAAGACCAAGAGATGGTTCAGCTTCCCAGGAACGCTGGAACATAGAATGGTAACGCAGACCACATCCCTCACCATCAGTAAGAATCACACACTGAACCTTCTCAACATTGTTCTCTTTTTTGAACTGTGGGATGATTTGATGCAGAGCGAGGACTGCTTCATTCAACGGAGTCCCAGAAAGGGAAAGACCCACGGGAACATCATGGTGAGCATAGTTTGAATGAGTATAACGAGAAGCAACTCTCCAAATGTTGAGCATTTGCTTTTCCAACTTACGAGTAGATACTTTGCTCGTAAACAGATTCATCAGAGAGACATGCTCTTGGATGTAAATACCGCCTTCCCGCTTTTCGTAGGAGGATTGGTGCAGATCCTCCTTGGGATAATCAGCGGTGAATGCATACACCTCAAAAGGAATACCGACCTTCTTACAGAACCACATCAGGTTATACAGTTGCTTCATGGTGTCCAGCAAAACATTGCCCATTGAACCAGACCAATCCAGAACAAAAACCAAACCATGATTCTTCCCTTCAGGGAGGATGGTGACCTTCTTGAACAGATCTTCGTTGTACTTGTAAGTATGCAGTTTGGTGCAATCCAGGACTCCAGTGCGAGAAGTTGTTGCACGAGAATACGCAGCGGCAGACTTCTTACACTCGAATTCCTTGACCATGTAATTCACTTCTACCTGGGCAGATTTCTTGAACTTCATGTAGTCCTTATCACCCTTGGCAAAGATGTCATACCTCTCACCAGTGGAATTTCCATATGCTTTGGTATAGATCTCGTCAAACTGAGATTGACGGTCTTCCCAATACTGCTCACAACCATCATGAATTTTTTGATTCGGGATGATCAAGCGATCCAAGAACATCTTTGGACGTTCAATGTAAATGTTCTCAACAGCGTTAGGGTTGTT